GCGCGCGCACAATCCGTCATGCCTTCCCCGGAAAACCACCGCCGATATATCCGTGCCTATTACATCGTCACAGGTTCAATGGCAGCAGGCAAAATCAATGCGGCAATCGTCAGCGGCTTGCAAAACAACGAGCCGATGCCCGAATCTCGTAAAGTATGGAGTGGAAAAAAATAATGAAAGTAGTAGCTATCAAACGCGGTTTCTACGGTCAAATCCGTGAAGAAGGCGATGCCTTCGAAGTGGAAGACGGTCTGACTGCATCATGGTTTGAATCTGTTAACCAAGAAAACCAGCAAGAACAGACCAAAGAGCCGGTAGGCGGTAAATACGACAATCTGACAAAAGAGGAGCTTAAGGCACTCTTAGACGAGCGTGGTATTAGCTATCATGGCAACGCAGGCAAAGACGTCCTGAAAGCCTTGTTGGAAGAAAGCGACGAAGCATAAAGAAACACAGCAAGGGCGGGAAACCGCCCTTTTTTAATGGATGAAAAAATGTCTTCAGTAATCGATATTTGCAATTTGGCATTAAGCCATATCGGGCAAGCGGCAGACGTATCAAGCATAGACCCGCCTGAAAACTCAATCGAAGCGGAGTATTGCGCCCGATTCTATCCGATGGCTCGCGACACATTGTTAGAGGCCTACGCATGGGATTTTGCATTAAGGCGTGAGCCGCTCGCCACTTTGAAACATGATTCAAAACAATGGCGGTTCTGCTATGCGGTACCAACGGAATGCCTGCAAATTATAAGCATATTTCCTGAATCGGCAGCTAATGATATTGACTGCCTGTCTATCAATCACGCCCGTGAGACGACCACAGACGGGCATAGAATTATTTGGGCAAACACTGAAAATGCGATTATTCGCTACACACAGCGCGTTCAAAATTCTCATCTATTCACCCCCGTTTTTACTATTGCACTATCTTGGAAACTGGCGGCAATGCTGGCAGGCGCAATGATTAAAATCGATACAGGCACGCAGTATGCGGCAATGTGCGAATCACAAGTGCAAAGCCTGATTGCGCAGGCGAAAAATCACGATGCGCGGCAATTCTCACAGCAAATCCAATTTACACCGGCAGCAATATTAGCGAGACAGTAATGGCAAATACACGACTTTTACAGCAATCCTTTATCGGCGGAGAAGTTTCGCCAAATATGTTTGGGCGTATTGAAGACCCATACTATCGGAACGGGCTTTCCGAGTGTCGGAACTTTGTTATTCGCCCCGATGGCTCAGCAGAGAATCGGGCGGGATTTGAGTTTGTGAACGTTGCGCGTAACGATTATTCCAAAGCACGCCTGATTCCATTCCAGTTTTCAAACGACCAATCCTTTGCAATCGAAATGGGCGTGGGGTACTTCCGCTTCCACACCAACGGAGCGACGTTATTGAGTGACGATGGGCAGCCCTATGAAATATCAAGCCCATACAATGAAAATGAGATTTTCGATGTTCATTACGTCCAATCAGGCGACGTGATGACGCTTGTTCATTGTAACCATCTCCCATGCGAACTGCGTCGTCTATCCGCGAAGCAATGGGAATTTAAACCTATTACTTTTGGCGCGGTGATTGAATCGCCCAAAGGAGTAACGGGTCAAGCACATAAAGGCGGAGATGCTGGAAACCCGAACAAAGTCTATTACGACACCCAGTATTGCGTAACGGCAATCAGTAATGATGGCCTAAATTCAGAGTCCGAAACATCTGAAATCGTCACCATCAACAATAACATTTTCGTCACAGGGAATCATAATCGCATTGAGTGGAGACCGGTTGCCGGCGCAGGGCGTTACAAAATCTACAAACGCACAAGCGGCATTTTTGGTTATATCGGGCAAACAAACGAACTGTACTTTATTGATGACAATATTGCTGCGGATACATCAAGCACACCGCCGATTTACGACAACATCTTTTTGCAAGGCGGGATAGATTCGTTTGTTGGTGTGAAACCGATCGCAATCCCAAATTACGGAAAAATTGTTGCCCCGATACTCGAGAGCGAAGGCAGTTATCCAAAATTGCTTTCAACTGCTGGTAACTATGAAGTATTTACCGGGACTCCGTTTGATACCCGCATCAACAGAATAGAAGGAACTTACACTTATAAAATTGAACTTGAAGACGAAACAGGAATCGGAGCCGTCTTGTCGTTAGCGTTTTTTGATTATAAATTAAAGAGTGTGAAAGCTCTAAGACCGGGAAGTGGCTACACCAATCCCAGACTGAAGATTTACAGGAAAAGGACAGGCAGCGCTGACGAGTGGGAGGAATACACAAGGAATATTTCCCATGCCGCAATTAAATGGAATCTGTCTCAAAGCTTCTCAATCCTAGTCGGAGATGAGGAGGGGGGAGGATCAGGCGCAACAGCGAATCCGATTATCAGAGATGGGCAAATGGTGGATGTATTAATAACGTCTCGCGGTTATGGTTACAAAAAACCAAACATGATTCTGAAAGGCGAAATCTTCTCACAGAACATTGAATTTGAGCGAGCCGTTATAACCCAGTCTTCTTTCCCGTCTGCCGTTTCATATTTCCAACAGCGGCGTGTATTTGCTGGCACTAAAGAAAAGCCGCTGCAAGTTTGGATGACGAAGACCGGGACGGAAAGCAACCTAAGCTATTCCTTGCCGATTAAGGATGACGACCGAATCTCTTTCAAACTGGCTTCGCGCGAGGCGAGCATGATTCAACACATCGTCCCACTCAATAAGATGATTCTCATGACGGGAAGTGCAGAATGGAACGTAAACACCCTGAACACTGACTATCTGACACCATCGTCAATTTCAGTATCGCCGCAGTCCTACATCGGGTCGTCTATGGTTCAGCCAGTTATCGCTAATAATTCGCTGATTTATGCGGCCGCTAGAGGCGGGCATATCCGTGAACTTGCCTACAACTGGCAGGCAAACGGCTACATCACAGGGGATATTTCCATACGTTCAAGCCACTTATTCGACAACAAAAAAATCGTCGATATGTGCCTTCAAAAATCGCCATTCCCGATTGTGTGGTGTGTGTCGTCTGACGGCACCCTTTTGGGGCTGACATACTTACCCGAACAGAGTATCGGGGCATGGCACAAGCACGACACGGACGGTCATTTTGAAAGTGTAACGTCAGTAACTGAGGGAGAAGATGATGTTCTTTACGCCATCGTTCGACGCAATGTAAATGGCAGAGATTTACGGTATGTTGAACGGATGAAACAGAGAAGGTTCACTTCCACGAAAGACTATTACTTCATGGACGGCGGTTTGACTTATCGCGGGAATCCCGTAAGCACGGTCAGCAATCTTGGAATATTGGAAGGCAAGACGGTTTGTGTATTAGCTGACGGAAACGTCATGCCTAAAACTGTAGTATCAAACGGTACGATTCATTTACCCGACGGAATCACAGCTTCCGTTATCAGCGTTGGATTGCCGATAGAAGCGTCCATCACCACACTTCCGCTTGCCTTTCAGATTGATGCGGCGATGGGACAGGGGCGCACGAAGAATCTGAATAAGGTTTGGTTGCGTGTTTATGAATCTGTCGCGGTTCTTGCTGGAGCGTATGGCGGAAAGATGTATGAATACAAGCAACGGACGACAGAAGTATTCAGCCACCCAACCCGCCCGAAGACCGGCATAATTGAAATCAACGTTGGCGGGCAATGGGACGATGACGGGTTGATGCAAATCAAACAGGAAAACCCATTACCGATAACTGTTTTGTCGGTAGCTGCTGAATTTTCCGTAGGTTGAAGCCTGCATATAAAGCAAAGAACTCATGGTTAAATTCCTAAATTCAGGAGGTTTAATCATGAGTTCTTCTTCTATTGATTGGAATAAATTCGGCGACTACGCAGGACTTGCAACACAGGGAATCGGCGTAATTGGGCAAGTAGCAGGCGCGTTTTATTCAGCCCGTTCTATCCGAAGAAATGCTGAACTTCAAGCATTCATGGCGGAGATGAACGCCAAAAACAGCGAACGACAAGCGCAAAACGTTTTCTTGCAACGAGATAAACAGATAGCCGCACTTGGAATAAAGTCAGGTCGTCTGAAAAGTTCCCAACGTGTAGCACTAGCAGCAAATGGCGTGGACTTATCTAGCGAAAACGCCGTAGAGCTTTTGGCAGACACGGAATTAATGAAGGAAGTGGATAAAAGCCAAATCGAGCAGAACGCCATCGCCGAAGCGTGGGGGTATCGTTTGCAAGGCGTTCAGCACCAAAACCAAGCCTTATTTGCACGGGCGCAGAAAGCGGGAGTTTCGCCACTACTTGCAACGCATAACACCCTACTCACAGGAGCCAGTCAGGTTGCGCAAAACTGGTACAGCCTAAAGAAACAAGGCGCATTCCAAAGCAAACCAAAATCCGACGATCCGATTTATGGACTGTACGCAATGAATAACGGGTGGAAATAATGAAAGTACCAGTATCAAACGAATTTAGTGTAGGCGTAGCCAATGCACCATCCGCGCACTTTACCGCACCATCTCTTCCTGATGTTGGCGTTGAAGTAACGCGAGCAGGCAATCAGGCATTTACCAAAGGGCAAGAGATGGTAAACGCCCAAGCGAAAATGCTTGCAGAGATGAACGACCTGACAGCCGATAACGCGCTGGCACAGGTAAAGGCGTTCGAGCAGGATTTGCGCGTCAATCCCGATATGGGCTATGAAAGTTTGCGCGGAGAGAATGCATTAAACCGCCCCGACGGACAGTCGCTGGTAGATGAGTATGACGGCTACCTGATGAAGCGTGCAAACGAAATCAAAGACACACTGAAAAATGATGTTCAAAAGTCTTTATTCTCGCAACGCCTTGAGTCAATCCGCCAAACCTTGCGCAATAAAACAGGCGAACATTTGCTGTCGGAAGGGCAAAAATGGAAAGAAACGTCGCTAAACAGCCAAATAGATTTGGCGGCAAACTCATTCACCCTATCCACTTCGGATGAAGAGCGCGACGCGGCCATAAAACGTACAATCGGCGCGGCAAAAGGGCTTCAAAATCTCCACGGCTGGGACAGCGAAACCATGCAAAAAAAAGTCATGGACGCTTCAGACAAGGCAATCCGACAGGTCATCGACGACCAAATCGACAAAGGGAATTACGCCGAAGCCACCCGCCTTGCCATCAAATATGGTGCATTTACCCACGGCGAAACCGTAGTCAAAGCCCGCCAAAAAATCGAGCAGGCATACCAAGACCAAGTCATCGAAGATGCGACCGCCAATTTCAAGCCGGGCGACGTGATCCAAATCCCTGTTAATACCGATTCATCAAAAGCAGATACGGGAAACCCGGTGCATGACACGGTGAATCGAATTATCGGCGCAGAATCGGGCGGCGACCCAAACGCCAAAAATAAAAAAAGTTCTGCGGAGGGACTTGGGCAGTTCATTGATTCGACGTGGTTCCATATGGTGCGGAAATATCGACCAGATATCGCCAACGGCAAAACGAATGCGCAGCTTAAAGCACTGAAACGAGACCCTGCCCTTTCCCGCGAGATGACGACCCGTTACGTTGAAGAGAATGCTGCCCTACTCAAAAAACACGGATTCCCGGTCAATATTCGAAATCTCTACGTCATGCACTTTCTAGGCAGCGGAGAAGGACTTAAGTTGTTGCGAGCCGACCCGAATCAACCCGTATCGTCTTTCATTTCGGCGCAATCCATCAACGCAAACAAAACGGTTTTATCAGGCAAGACCGCGCAGCAGGTTTTGGACTGGGCGGCGCGGGCAATGAAAATGGGTAAAGGCGGCGGAGGCGGTACAAGCTACGTCAGCATACCGACGGGCGACCCCGTAGCGATGGAAAAGGCAATCCGCCAACTTCCGAAGAACCAGCAGGCAAGCGTCAGAGCGAACATCAACCGTCAGATTTCGGCCTATAACGAAGCAGATAAACAGCGTAAAGCCGAAAATACAAATGCCATCATGGGAATGCTGGAAAACGGGGGTAGTGTCAACTCTATCCCCAAAAGCGTTTGGTCGGGATTAACTACCCAAGAGCGGGAAAAGTTTAGAGCATATGAAGCCGCCGTCAAAAACCGTAATGAAAAACAGCTTTTTGAAGCCAATACCGACAACTACCTGCAAATGACAAACCCAGATGTACTAAAGAAAATGACCCGAGAACAGGTTGCTGCAACATCAGTTGTTTTCGGGAGGCCTGCAACCATAACACTGCTCAACAAATGGGACTCCATCCAAAAACAAGGAGAGGCGGAAATAAAAGCGCAAACCGTACAGAATGAATATTTCCAACACATTTTGAAGGAAAATTTCAATATTGATTTACGCGGCAAGCATACAGAAAAAGAAAAGCAGCTAGCCGCCAACATCAATTTCAACTTCAATCAAGCCTTGGCAAACAAGCAGAAAGAGATGGGGCGAAAATTGACGGAAGAAGAGCAACAGCAGCTTATGCGTTATTGGGCAGGCGTTACATACACAGAAAAAGGCTGGTTTTTCGATAAAGAACGTTCCGTTATGGAAGACAACCCATACGGCGAACATGCAGGAAAGTTTTTCTAATGGCTGATTTAAATAAACTGATTCAAGATACATCCGCAAAAGCAGAAGAATTGCGGCAGGCAAAAATCCGATTTGACGCGGCGCACGGCGGGAATCCCGACGAAACCGCAGAGCAGATACGGACGGCGCGACAATTCGCCGTCCCCGTAGGCGTTGTTCAAGCCATGCCCGAAGAGATGAAGCGCAGGAAACGAGCGGCGCAACTGAACGGCATTCTTGGCAACAACAGTGCATTGCTCAAGCATATGTCCAGTACCCCGCATTTCCCCCTGCTGTCAAAAGACGATTTGGAAAAGCTGAACGAAATCGGCACAATCGCCCAAGACAGAAAACAGGGGACGGAAGGATACACTACGCAGCTTGACAGAGATTTTGTCAATTGGGCGCAGCGGAACTTTGGCGATGCAGGCGGAGACGTGGCGCGTGTGTCAGTCCAAGCCCCTGCCACCGTAATGAAAGGCGTGACGGGCGGGATTGTCGGCATGAACGCAGGCTTCAACCAATTCCTGTCAGACTGGACGCCGCTTGGTGCAATCCCTTTTGTGCGCGATTATCTGAACAATCAAGCAAGACAAGGCATGATTGACAGTGCAGTTATGCAATCGGGGGCGCAGGCAAACTACCGAACAACATTAGCAAAAGATTTTGGTTCAGGATTAAACAGCGCAGGCGCAACCTTGCCGGGCTTGGCCGGTACAGTTGCAACAGGCAATCCCGTTTTCATGATGGGATATGGAGGCATGCAAACTGGGCTGACGGAATACAACAATGCGAGACAGGCAGGGCTTGACCGTTCGTCTGCATTTTCATATGGATTAGGACAAGGGGGGATTGAGGCAGCGACCGAAATTCTGCCTTCTAAAGCCATGTCCAAAATGTTCAGTGGCGGCAGCATAGGCAAAGCCGCATTGCGCTATTTGGGGTCTGATGTACTTGGCGAGCAAATCGCAACACACGCTCAAGACTACAATCAAGCGGCAATCATCGACTCCCTGAAAAACAAAAACTGGCAGCAGGACTACGAAAACAGCCGATGGGACGCATTAAGGGGGACTTTTGTATCCAGTCTTGCCATCGCAGGCGTCAATGCAGGGGCTGGGCGGATTACGCACCAAGCTTCAGAACTGGCAAAAGCATACATCGCAGAGCGAAAGGCGCGCGAAGCAGCAGCATTCAAACAAAATCTGAATATACAGAGCGACGCGGTTAGCAGCTCGAAACTGACCGCACGCAGTCCCGAATTGCAGGCGGCGTACATTAACGACGTTTACGCCGGCAATCAGAAAATATACTTCGACGGCGGCGCATTAATGCAGTCGGGACGCGCTGCCGCTGTTGCCCAAGCCATGCCAGACATGGCGGCAAAAATCCAAGAGGCGGCGGAAACGGGCGGCATGGTAGAAATGACGCGCGGAGATTTTCACGCCCGTTTGACACAGGAAGACCAAAACGTACTGGCTGAAATCGCAATGGAAACGCCCGATTCCATGACCGCCTCCGAAGCAGAAGAAATCCGTAAATCAGGATTTGACGCCATGATGGACGAAGCCTATCAGGCTGATTTGACGCGCCATCAAGAAGAGCAGGCGCAGGCGGAACAAGACAGGCGCGTAGCGGAATTTGAAGCGTTCAAAGAAGAAGCAAAGGCACAGCTTGCCGCCACAGGGATAATGGATACAGCGCAGGCTGAAGCAAACGCCACGCTTTACGCCCGTGCCGTTGAAACCCTTGCAGATCGTCTGAATATGGGAATCCGTGATTTTGATGCAGCCTATGGCGGCTTGAATGTGATCGGCGAAAGCCTGATTGACGACGGCGTATTGAATCAATCGGCATCGGCAATGAAAAGCACTGAAGCTAATCTGCAACGCGGGCGAGACGCAATGAATAAAGCCCTTATTGAGAAGGCAGACCAAAAACGCGCAATGTATCGAAGTGATACAGGCTGGATTGATTTTGTTTGGGGCAGCGAGGGAGTTTTAAAAGCTAACGGCAAAACAAAAGGAGCGATGGGTTTAGCGCATATTATTGAAAGCCGTATGCGTAAAGATGAAATGAGTTATCAAGATGTAGCAGAAATGCTGACCATGCAGATAACCGACACAATCGCCAAAGGCGGCAGCAGCAGGATTTACAGCAATGGGAAATCTGAAAGTATGTTCATAGAACATAACGGCTACCGCGCAACCCTTGTAAGAAACAAAGGTTCTAACGGCTGGCTGATGAATGCTTTTGAATTACATCAAGGCGGCGATACCGGGAAGAGTAACGATTCCAAAGTATCTACGCACGACCAAACTACACGTCATCGTTCGGAAGTGGGAGCGCCTGATGTATTAAACAATTCTACCCCCAACACCGACACCAATCAAGACATACTGTATCAAGGCGGCGCAGACCGTGGAATGTTCAGCCGTGAGCATAACCTGATTGCCCTATTGAAAAACGCCGACGCTTCCACATTCGTTCACGAACTGGGGCATTTCTTCCTTGAAACAAATACCCGCATCGCCCGCGACCTGACCGCCAAACCTACCGAAAACCTGACCGAGCAGGAACGGCAATTCCTGTCCGACGTTCAGACGACCTTAGATTGGTTCGGCGTGAAAGACCTTGCCGCATGGGACGCAATGAGCCTGAACGAGCAACGCGAGAATCACGAGAAATGGGCGCGCGGTTTCGAAGCCTACCTGTACGAAGGCAAAGCACCAAGCGAAGAATTGCGCGGGGTATTCCGCCGTTTCCGTTCATGGTTGAAGCAGGTGTATCAATCCCTGAAAAGTCTGAACGTAGAATTGACCGACGAAGTCCGCAGCGTATTTGACCGAATGTTCGCCAGCGACGATCAGATTCAGCAAGCCCAATACATCAACGGCATGACCCCGATGTTTGAAGATGCGGCACAGGCGGGCATGGACGACACGGATTATGCGCAATACCGGCACAACGCCGAACGGGCGACGGCAGAAGCGCAAGACGACCTGACCGCCCGCGCATTGCGTGATATGGCGTTTATCCGCAATCTTCGCGCCCGCAAAATCCGCGAGATGCGCAAACAGTACAAAGCAGACTTCCAGCGCGCGGAAATGGCGGCACGCGGCAGCATTATGAGCCAGCCTGTTTATCGGGCGTGGCAGCTTCTGACCGCCCGAATGACCGAAGAAAACCGCATCGGGGACGGCAAGCCGAAATTCAGCAAGCAGGTGGACGCAGCGCATGACAGCCTGTTTGAAGCCATTGCCAAATTAGGCGGCGTAAACAAAGACGAAATGATTAGCCAATTCGGATTAGACCCGAAAGACAAAATCCCCGCCGTCCATATCGGATACCCTGTATTGAGAAAAACCAACGGGCGCAGTATCGACAGCATGATTGAGGCCTTGACCGAAGAGGGATATTTACCCGTTGACGACACAGGCAAGGCAGACCCGCGCGATTTCGAAGAACGCTTCTTCGATGAAATGCGCGGTACCAAGCGTTACAGTTCCGCCCATGTTCCACACGAACAAAAGGCGGGCGACCATGTAGCCAACCCATACGCCCTGACCGCCGTCCGCTTTGACCATGACAGCCTTGTCGCAATGGGCGTGGACGGGCAGAAGCTTGAACGCCTGATTGATTTTGACATGACGCGCAAAAACGGCGGAATGCACCCCGACCTTGTATCAGACCTGATTTTGAATGAGGACGGCGATCCGGTATTCACAGGCGGCGAAGATTTAATCCGCGCCCTGACCGAAGCCCAGCCGCCGCAGGAGGCAATCGAAGAAACCGCCTATCTGAACGTTCTCGCAGAAAAAGGCGAAGTTCCGACACAGGCGGACTTTGAAGAAGCCGCCGACCTTGCCGCACACAGTGAAATCCGTCAGCGCATTATCGCCGCCGAGTTTAAAGCACTATCCAAAGCAACAGGGGCGGCAAACCTGATCCGAAAAGCGGCATCCGTTTACGCGCAAGAAAAAGTCGAGCAAATCAAAGTCCGAGATTTGCGCCCGTCGGTCTATACCCGCGCGGAAGCCAAAGCCGCCAAAGCAAGTATGGAAGCATTCCGTAAAGGCGATATTCCGACCGCCGCCACGCAGAAACGCAATCAACTGCTGCAAAACTCAATGGCGCGCGAAGTCCTGAAAGCCCGTGAAGAAATGGAATCGGCGCGCAAATACCTGGGCAAATTTAACCGCGTCGTCAAATCCATTGACATTGAATACCGCGAGCAAATCGAAGCCTTATTGGAATCGGTGGAATTGAGCAACGCACCAAGCCTGAAAGACTTGGACAGACGCACTTCCCTGCTCCAGTTCGTCAGAAAGATGGAAGAGCAAGGACGGGCGCACAATATCGACGCCGAGTATATCGCCGAGATTCAGGCGAAGCGCAATTATCGGGAAATGACCGTAGAAGAAATGCGCGTATTGGTAGATACCGTCAAAGGCATAGAGCATTTAGGCCGTCTGAAAAACAAGATGCTGACCGCCCGCGACAAGCGAACCTATCAGGAAATCCGTGACAACATTGTTGAATCAATCCAAGAAAACGCGCGGACGCACGACAAACGCACATCGACAGCGGCAAACAACATCGAACGTGTAGAAGACGGATTCAGCGGGTTTATGTGGGGACATATCAAAATTTCATCCATTGCCCGAATATTGGACGGCGGCAAAGACGACGGCGCGTTTTGGAATTACTTCATCCGCCCCATCAACGAAGCCGCCGACCGCGAAGCGACCATGACGGCGGAGACGGCGCAAAAGCTGGAGGAAATCCTAAAACCGCTAAACGACAACCTGACGCACCGCGAATATTGGCGCAATGCCGAATATCAAATCGGCGGGCAGAAATTCACACGCCGCCAACTGTTCGCCATCGCCCTAAACTTGGGCAACGAAGGCAACATCCAACGCCTGTTGAGCGGCGGGCATGGCAGCGTACGCAACTGGAATATGCCCGAAGTGATGGACGCGATGCAGCACCTTACTAGCAAAGAATGGCAGGCCGTCCAAAAAGTGTGGGATTTATTCGAGAGTTTCCGCCCGCAGATTGCCGAACTGGAAAGAAAGGTGGTCGGCATTGAGCCGCAATGGGTAGAAGCCAAGCCGCTGACAGTCCGTACCGCAGACGGCGAGATGCTGACATTGCGCGGCGGGTATTACCCAGCCAAATACGACCCCGCCAGCACACAGGCGGCGGAAAGCGGAAACGCCCTGTCAGACATCGAAGACATCAAGAACGCGGTGAAAATGGCGGCCAACACGCGGCACAGCTTTACCAAAGACCGTGCGGAAGCCGTGAAGAATCGCCCGTTGCTGTTGGACTTGTCCGTTACCTACAACGGACTGAACGAAATCATTCATGACCTCACGCACCGCGAAGCCGTCATTGACGCGGCACGCCTGTTGAAATCAAGCAGTATTGACAAGGCGATACGCGAAACACTGGGCGCACAGGCGAAGCAGCAATTAAACAAAGCCCTTGAAGATATTGCCCGCGGCAATACCGCTCCGGTAAAAGGTTTCGATGAGTATTCAGGATTGCTGCGCCAAAACGTCAGCATGACCGGGCTTGGTTTCAACGTCGTATCGGCAGCCGTCCAGATTACAGGCTTCATTCCTGCCGTTGCCCGTCTTGGTGGGAAATATGCGTGGGCAGGTTTGTCACAATACACCACCCACCCCATCAAGGCGACGCAATCGGCGATGGAGCAGTCGGAGTTTATGCGCAATCGTGGTAACACCCGAT